AGTATGCTAACGCACCATTAGCGTCTCGTGTTTTGTATTTCGCCCATGATGGATAGTAGTTTTTACGTTTTATTTTTTTCATCGCTATCTCCTTTGGAATTGGTGCCCCGAACAGGACTCGAACCTGTGACCTGCCGATTATGAGTCGGTTGCTCTAACCAACTGAGCTACCGGGGCGTGGTTAAATGTCCCCGCCGTATTCAAAAGCCCGACGGGGTAGGACTTACCATGCTCTCCCTCGCTTACAACCTAGCAAGCGTTTGTTTGTTGGTTTAGTAGGGAGGGGTTGGGGTTACCTAGTTAAGGCGTTTTGCTGCTTCTACAACTGCAATATACTCTGATGAAAGCAATGACATTGCAGCTATTACCAATGTGTGGTCTTGCTTTGGCTGTTCTTTAAAGCCTTGGAAGCTCACATGTGTGAGTACTTCTTTGTTGTTTGCTGGATTAATTGTCATCTCAATGACTACTTTTTCGTCGCTCATAATTCCACCTCGTTGTTATTTAATTTGTTGACTAGCGCTCTTGCACACTCTGGTGACATATAGATTGCGTTTATTGCTTGTCTTACATAGCTTGTTGTGTAATCGTACTTATTATCTTTGCCAATGAAGACATAGGCTTTTTTCTGAGTTGTATCGTCCCAGTATGGCTTCCAATCAGGGTCATGCTCCATTACATAAGCTAAGAGGCGGTTATGCTTGCGCATCTCCACTAATGCGCGTTCTGCTTGTTCTCTTGTTGGGTACTCAACACCGAATTCTCTTGTTGACTCTTCGCTATCATCTCTTGCGACTCGTCCTGATTGCGCTACATAGTATTTTCCTCCTTTGGGGTGCCATTTTTTTTGCTGCTGGCGGCTCAATCGTGATTGATTTGCCTTTTAGTAAGGCGTTGTATTGTTCATCTGATAGTTGAATAGTTTTCATTTTTATACCTATTAGTTATTTATCAATCGTATCAAAATAGTCACGCACTAGTGTGTCGATTAAGTCATCATCACCTGCTGCGTAATCTGGTATGGTGACTGTTACATAGTCATCACTTTTTCGTGATAGCGTCTTTTGGAAGTCCTTTGGGTAACACCAGTCATAATCTGGCCATACGATAATGTAGTTCTTATTTTGTTGTTTCATAGAGGCAGGCATTGTTATTCTCCATCTGTGAAAATGCGCATTCGTTTAGTTGCTTGTACTTTGTAATTGTCTCCTGTTGTACGTCGTATATTTGTTGGTTATCTTTTTGTAGTGGTAGTGGTAGCACTATCAATAATGATAGTGCTATTAACCCTAATGTATATAGTGTGGCGTGCTTCATGCTCCTGTTGCGTTTGCTAGCTGTTGCTCGATTAACTGAGCTAACTCTCTCGTTTCCGCTTGGGCGTGGCTATCTAAGCGTAGGTTTAGCATCTTTAGCCATGCGTCAACAGAACCAGTGAATATAGCTTGTGTAACCATAGACTGTGGTAGCACCATTCGAGCTTGTTCTGGTGCTATGCCCATATCTAATAGTTGCTTATACGCGTTGAACGCGGTTGAGTATGTTACGCTTTTTAGCTTATCAGCCGCTACCTGTGTGTCTCTGGTTGTTGTGCCTCCTGAGCCTTGCTTGATTGATGCGTCTGGGCGTTTTCGCCAGCTTGTTGGTGAGTAGAGCTCTGGCAGTGTGTCTACATAGCGTCTAGACACTTCGTTTGTAGCGAAGCGTCTGTGTGTGAACATCTGACGCATTACGAAAATTGGTGCGGTTAAACGCATGGATACTGTTTTCATTGCATCCGGTAAACTCTCTTCGTCAACTAATTCTGGTTGGTGTTGTTGTGAGCCAGTAATTGTTGGGTACTCTAGGCCGTACGCGGCAGATGATACTGGCATTTTTTCAATTAACATTGCCGTTACTGCATCTGCATCGTCTTTGAAGGGGAAGATGTTAATGCTATGCTCTGGGTGTGTTAATAGGTTGACCCATCCATAGAATGAGTGTTGATAGATGTCGTTTTCTCTGTCATAAATAAAGCCCATGTGCAGGGCTTCATCCTGCATTAGGTTGTGGAGGTCTATATATACTCCTTTAAATGCAAAGCGTTGGTGGAAGAATGGGCTAATATGTCTGTGTTTAGCGAGGTAACTGATGAGTTTTCTATCTCTTTTGTCATTGAATGTATCTGCTTGTTTATTGAATGAGACGCGTGCGATGTTTACTACTGACAGGTCAGTTTGGCTATGTGGGATTAGTTCTGCGTTTAGCATTTTTTGTATCCTCTGTGTTGTTTGTTGTTTCGTTTGGCTTTCCTTATGCATATTCAGTTAATGCTGCATCTACTGATTGAATAATTGCTTCAATAGCTTTTATTTTCTTGTGGTACGTTTGGAACTCAGTTACTGTTAAGTGACGCTCTATGTCGCTTGTTAGTAGTGAGGCTAGTAGCGCTACGCTAGTTTCTCCTTCATATATGAAGGTTACATTGGTATCATCGTTGTTAGCGTGCAGGCATACATATGAGTCAGAAAAACCGTGACGTTCGATTACGAAGTTCTTGATTTCGTCGTCTCTTGTGATTATTAGGTCGTCATTGTGTTCAGCTTCCTCTGTCAAAGCAGATACTAACTTGTCGGCAATTTCTGTTTGTAGTTTGGTTGATACTTTTACGCTGAAATTTACATTGCCTTTAAGTAACATTTTAGTTCTCCTTGTTGATTGTTATATCGAATCCGTGTTGTTCGATTAATTTCAGTGCGTCCTCTTTTGATTGAACATTTTGTAGGTCAAGCATTAGGGCACTGAACCACATGCGAGCTTCACCTATTGTCCGTGCTTCGGTGAGGATTGTGTTGGTGAGTTTGATTGTTAATTCGAGAGCTAACTTGCTTTGTGATTCACACTGCTCTAGTTGTAGCGTTCGCAGTGTTAATCTCTCTTGGCACTTGTCTAATCGTGTCTGTTTTCTTTTCATTGGTGCATTATACCCTCTAGTTATAGTTGCTTACCAATAGACATTTGTTTATAGGTTGGTGGATTTAGCGTCGAAAATGATGTGTGCCCAAAATGCCCAGATGTGTGCCCTATTTAGGGCACACCAAACGCTCGTAAGTTGTTGATTTTTCGTTGCGAGTTGCCTATTTTTTAATCAGTTGGGCACACTGGGCACACATCGAATTGATGTAAGTTGTTGTTTTTTCTAACAAAAGCCGAAAATGTGTGCCCAAATGGCATTTTGACTCTCTCTATATATTATTTTTTCTTTTTTCTTATTATATTTTTAATTTACTGCTCAGACTTAACTTTTTTTGGGCACACTGGACACACATTTTTAAACAATGTCAATAAAATCAATCGCTTACGCGTGTTTTTTTTGGGCACACACGTAAAGCGGCAAATCAGCTAAGCTGTTGTTTTTATTGGCTTTTCGATGTGTGCCCGGTGTGCCCTCGTTTGGGCACACGTGTGCCCATTTTGGACACACTCACAACTTTTTTCTTTTGTCAAGTGTCAATAGTTCTTAGTCCTATTGACATTTGTTTTCAATTAAGAATCACTCTCGTTTATTTTTGGGCACACCAAAATTAGCAGTAAAACTACTAGTTTTTGTCCTTAACTATAGATGATTGTCTATGGTTTTTATTTTTTATTGATTATCCATAGCCAAAAGTCTATGGTTTTTGGTAATCGAAACTTAACGCTTTGTGGTGGGTTGCGTAACAGGTAAATTGACACCAACGCCGATGCAATTGTGGCCACGACACTGCCGCCAAACGACCCACCGAAGATGGTCATTAAGCCAATCAATGCACCAACATCATACACTGCATCCATAAAGCGACCGTGTTCAACCTTCCATTTTATCACTAGAAAGTTAAACGCTGCCGCTATGCCCATTATAATTAGTGATATAAGCTCCATATGAGCCTCCTCATGCGTTTTTTCCGCCTCTTAGGTAGTAACCTATATAGGCTAAGATTTTAGACCGTGCTGGCTTTCTCACTTCTGTGTGTTTCACAACGAAGTCTTTTGGTTCAATGTCTATAATGTCTATGTGAGGCATAGACCTGAAGTAGTCACTAAATCTTTTTGCTTCTTCTGCAGTAGCAGGGCGGTCATATGTCATTACTTTATTCATTGTTCTTTCCTCTGTTTTCATATTGCACTTTCTGTAAATCCAAAAAAGATTTGATAACTGGCTTAAAATACATTGCCAATCCAATTATTAGTCCAATGAATGGGTTGAAAATCACTAATGACACCAGTGAAATCATAATTACACCTGCCCCAACGGCCTGCTCGATGCTGTATTTACTTAGATTTCTTCGCATTATTCTTTCTCCATGTTGTGAGTTTCATTTTTGGGTTCTCTTTAGCGGCTTTTAACGCTTCTCTAGCGTCTTTGTTTACTATGACCATCATTTAATTTTCTCCAAGCCTTTCTCTTTTGCTCTTTTGTAGACCGTTACTTCTAACGTGAAGTGCGTCACTCCTAATCATTCTCAGTTTCATCGCCGCCATAAAAGCAAAACTGTGGCGATGTAGTGGGTTTATGCGACTTAGTTCACGCAGGTTCATAAGATTCATAAGGTTCATATCATGTGCTCCTTCTCTATCTCTATTTGCACCGTCCTGCCTAACCGGGATGCAACGGCAAGGCATAAAAAAAGACAGCCACCGGCCGGCATACACCGACCAGTGGCATAAACGGTTAATCTTCTGCTTCTTCCTCCTCAGCGAGGATTAGAAGCTGTAGCGGGTCACTCCCGTAATCCGCTAGCTCCTCATGGTGGCCATCTGATGCCCACCATTCAATGCATTGCACTGAGTCTGGGTAATAATTAGATATAACCTCATGCATCGAGTAGACCCTCCAGCTTATCATCGAATGAATTGTCAGTAGATACAGGTGCATCATCTACGATTGCATCAACAAGCTTCTCAGCTTGCTTCATTGCCTCTTGTTGTTCTTTTTGGATGCGAAGTATTAGACGGTGGTGAGCATCAACCGCTTCTGCGTGTAGCATCTCCTTATGTGTAGGAGATAGTGCATCGAAGAACGCATAGAATTGAGAGACTGAGTTAGTCTTCTCAATCAATTCATCTACTGCGTCCTGTAGCCATTCAGGCACTTGCCCGTATGGCGATGGTGTCTTCTGCTTGGACTCATGCCAGTTTTCAACCACGGACTGCATGTCTGCGGAGAATGTGGACTGAATCAATCGGTCCATATCATCATATGTACCAATCAACTCCTCAAACTCACCGTTGTCCGCATACTTGCGGAACTTAACAGCGAGCCAGTAGCACTGCTGATAGAAACTTGATGGGTTCTCAAGGACATATGCCTTGAAATCCTCATTATCGATTTCGATGTCAGGTAGTGCTACTAATGCTGGAGAGCCGTTTTCTAGCTCATCAACGGTAGGCTTACGCCCAACAAGTTGAATGCCTAATGTAGCGTTTGCTACCCGCTCATTGACCCAAGTGAGCGTTGGGTTTGTCTTAGCCAACTGCACCATATAACCAAGGCGTTGCTTGGCTGAGTGCTTAGTTGTTGCACCAAACTTCAATGCCGCCTTGGTCAATGAAGCCAAAGCGAAGATGTTGTTGCGGTTGATGATGTTTTTGTTGATAGCTGAAAGTTTCATAATGAACTCCTTTAGTAGTTAAATAGTTAATGAAATGAGACTTAATAACCTCAATAAAGGTTAATTAACGCGTGCCGCGCGTAGCGCGGTGCGCTGATTGTCAATAGATGATTTCCACTTTTTCCGGTTTTGATTTCCGGGATTAGGGATTACGATTCCGGGACGAGGGGTGATTTGAGGGACGGTGGGGGAGATATGAAACAAGCAACCTCAAACAAAAAATATAAAAGTTTTAACAAGGTTTAACACTCAGCACAGCATAAAAGCACTTAACATAGCAATAACGATTAGTTATAATCATTGTATGGCTGTACTAACTGAGCAAGAAAAACAAGCACTTCACTACTTAGCATACGGTTTCACCAAGGCAGCCGCAGCAAAGGCAGCAGGCTTCCCATCAACTGCTGTATTCCAACGGCAGCATGTACAAGAGGCAATGGATGAACTAAACAACACGGCTACAGCAGAGATAAAAGTCACCCGCGACATGCTCACGCAGATGTTGTTCGAGTCACATAGAAAGAGCGCAACAGCCACTGAGGAGATAGCCGCCGTTCGTGAAATAGGTAAACTTCATGGTTTATATGAAAGCGATAGAATGAAACAAACCACAAACATAAATGTTAATGTCATAGAACAAATAGAGTCACTGCCAGACGATGAACTACTTGAGTTGGCTAACATAGACGGTGTGTACACATTGGAGCCAGAGCCAATAAATGACTGATAACCCAATAATCAAAGCACAACAACGGGAAAGAGAACTCGTAAATAAACTTACCGAAAAAGAACTTGCGCGACAAACAGGCGAAGTATATGAGTCATTTTTGTCTGAGTTAGAGAAAAAAGTAGAAAACCCAACACATGAAATTAAAGTAAAGCCTGTACGCGAAGAAGACACACCAGCATATAAACGAGAGTTGGCAAGACGCGTACTGGCGAGAAAACACCTATTGCCGTTCATCGTAAGAACTGAGCCGGGCTACTTACCAGGCTGGGTGCATAGAGACATATGTAGGCGGCTTGAAAAGTTCTATCAGGATGTGGTCGATAAGAAGTCACCCCGTCTAATTCTACAGGTTCCACCACGAGCTGGTAAATCACTCATTGCTTCAATTAACTTCCCTGCATGGGTGCTAGGGCAGCAACCAAAATGGGACATTATTTCTACCTCATACGCAGCATCACTTGCAGAAGGGTTCTCAAGGAAAGCAAGGGATAAACTCACTTCGCCAGAATACACAACCGTCTTTGACACTCGTCTTGCACAGGACGCTAAGTCTGTACAATCATGGAAAACAACAGATGGTGGCACATACAATGCTGCCGGTGTAGGCGGTGGTATCATTGGTAAGGGTGCGCATATAGGCATCATTGATGACCCGTTCGCAAATAAAGAGGCTGCTTGGTCAGAGTCGAACAGAGACGCTGTGTGGGACTGGTACACCACAGCGTTCTACACACGACTTGCTCCCGGCGGAGGTGTACTCGTTATCATGCAGCGGTGGCATGAGGACGACTTAGCGGGTAGGTTAATAAAAGCGGCTGAGGAAGACCCACTCGCCGACCAATTCGAGGTTGTACATTACCCAGCCATCGCAGAGCATGACGAGCCATATCGAAAAAAGGGCGAAGCACTACACCCAGAGCGGTACAGCCTAGAGCAGCTACTCAAGATAAAACGCACAATGCACCCAGCCGACTGGGAGGCGTTATATCAACAAAATCCAGTCGTTGCGGACGGAGACTTTTTCACGCGTGATATGTTCCATATATATGATGTGAAGGATAGGCCACCACTTAGCGCATTGACTATATACCAAGCGTGGGACTTGGCTATCGGCACTAAAGAGGTAAACGACTACTCAGTTGGCGCATGTATAGGTATAGACGAGAACGACAATCATTATGTGCTTGATGTACACGCTGGTAGATGGGGGGCATTTGAGTTAGTTGAGGAAATACTTAACTTCGCAAAACGCTATAGCCCAATGATTGTCGGTATAGAAACATCACAGATAGAGATGGCAATTGGGCCGCTATTATCCAAACGAATGCGTGAGACTAATAACTTCATTCGCATAGAGCGGCTAAAACCAGGTAGGCGCGACAAGATGATGCGTGCAAGGCCGTTACAAGGGCGAATGCAGCAAGGCATGGTAAGATGGCCTAAAGGCGCAAGTTGGTTCCATGAAACGCAAAACGAGATGCTTTCGTTTCCTGCTGGTAAACACGACGACCGTGTTGACTCACTCAGTTGGGTGTACCTAATGTTAGACTCAATGCGCACGCCATATATACCAAAAGAGAAACCGAAACCAGGTTGGCGCGATAAGTTGCGCATTAATAGGACATACAAGAGTCCAATGACAGCATAAAGTTATACCTAATAGTTATTATATTATATAATAGCCATTAAAAATCATACAGATAGGACTTAGGATGGCAAAGAAAGCTGATTCTATTGAGGTAGCCAATAAAAACTGGCAGCGTTACATACGAGCTAGAGACGCTGGACACACCGACTATATTGACATTGCTAAGAAATGCAACAATTTCTATATGGGTGAACAATGGTCACAGAAAGACTTAGATGCACTAAAAGCAACTGGCAGGCCAGCACTCACTATAAACCAGATTCTACCAACAATCAACGCCATATTAGGTGAACAAGCCAACAAACGATTAGACATTCGCTTCTTGCCAAATGAAGATGGCGACATTGAGACAGCAACCGTTCTAACAAAACTCGCCAGACAGATTTCCACAAGTAATAATCTCGATTATGTAGAGTCACAGGTCTTTGCCGATGGCATCATCGAAGAGCGCGGGTACTTTGACATTCGCATGGACTTCTCTAATAACATACAGGGCGATATAAAGATAACATCTGTTGACCCTAGAACAGTTGTACTAGACCCAGACGCTCGTGAGTATGACCCAGACACATGGTCAGATGTCATTGTGTCAAAGTGGATGACATTAAACGAGATTGAGCTTACATATGGCAAAGAGAAGCGCAAAGAGGTAGAAAACAGAGTCGCTATTGGTGATACACAGGGCAATGACTCTGTGACATATATAACAACCGACTTAGACACATTTGGTGATAGTACTAAAACCTCTTACCTTGATACATATGACGAGAACGGACGCAAGATAGGCAAGGTGCGTGTTATTGACCGTCAATGCAAACGCATCAAGAAAATACGAGTATTCGTTGACTTGAACACAGGTGATACTCGACCCGTGCCTGATAATTGGTCTGAGGAGAAGGTTCAGGCGGTACGCAAAGCAGCAAACCTACAAATAACAACCAAGTTCCAAGAGCGTATTCGATGGACAGTAACGGCTGATAATGTTGTACTGCATGACGATTGGTCACCTTATAGCCACTACACCATTGTTCCTTATTTCCCATACTTCCGTCGTGGTAAACCGTTCGGTGTCGTGCGCAACTTATTGTCTCCGCAAGAGCAGTACAACAAGGTCAAGTCACAAGAGTTGCATATCGTCAATTCTACTGCCAACTCAGGTTATATGGTGGAGCAAGGGTCACTAACTAACATGACTGTTGATGACCTAGCAGAACGCGGTGCAGAGACAGGTCTTGTTGTCGAGTATGCCCCAAACGCAACGCCGCCTAATAAAATCCAACCAAACCAGATTCCTACTGGTCTAGACCGCATCAGCCAAAAGACAGCCGAGGACATCAAGTCTATCTCCGGTATCACTGACGCAATGCTTGGCACAACCTCACCAGAGGTATCAGGCCGTGCTATTGAGGCTAAAGTGTCTCGTGGTATGATTCAAGTGCAGGTGCCATTCGATAACTTCAATCGTAGCCGTAATATACTAGCGCGTCGTATGCTAACGCTAATACAAGCATACTACACCGACCATCGTATTATCTCCATTGTTGACGATGTAGAGCCAGAGAAGAATGAGCAGATTGAGATTAACAAACCAGACCCAGTTACAGGCGAGATTCTAAATGATGTGACACTTGGTAAGTACGACATTGTTGTATCGTCTGTGCCATCACGCAATACCTACAATGACACTCAGTTTGTGGAAGCCATGAGTATGCGCAATGCTGGTGTTGCGATACCTGATTGGGTTCCAATCCAATACTCAACACTAGATAATAAAGAGGAGCTTGTACAAGTCGTCAAGCAGATGACTGGTATGGCTCCACCTACACCAGAGGAAGCGCAGTTGCAACAACAACAGATGCAGCTACAGATGCAAATGCAGCAGTTACAACTACAGGAGATGCAAGCCAAGATTCAGCAGCTTAACTCGCAGGCGGTTCTCAACCAAGCTAAGGCACAAGACACTGTTACTGACGGCGATGATAGAGAGCTTGAGGTTCTTAAATTGCAATCAGAGATTGCGGCTAAGCAAGCAGAGCTTGAGACCAAATTGCGCATTGCTGGCATTCAGGCACAGCTTGCTATGCAGAAGCCCGACATGAAAGGTCCTCAAGCACAAACCGGACGATACAACCAAACAAGAAGCGCAGCCGCACCAGGCGGGCGTAATAACTAGCAGCTTTTTTAACAGTAGACGAGGTAACTACTATGAACCTAAACGAACTTAGTCCAGAATCAGCACATGCAGATGACTTGGATATTACACAAGAAGAACTAGCGTCTGTGCTATCTGATGCAGAGCCAGAGAATGGTATTGATGTGCCAGATACACCAGAGATGATTCATACGAAACTACCAGATGATGTAGAACCAACGGAAGATACAACACAACAGACAGACGATAGCACGCTAGAAGATGATACTGACGACACAGATGATGATTCAACAGATGAAT